GCATTTTCTTTCTCGTAAATAGGAAGAAACCCGCCGTATTTCATATATGATTCATTTGATCTATTAGTCTGAAAAATGTCTGGCTTAATCATGAGAATAGGCTGTCGCTGAACAATATAATCAGCTCCAATTCTATCTGCATATTTTTTTACGGAGGCGGTACAGAAGTCGTAAAGTTTTTTACGCTTGCCGGTGTACACTTGATAAATTAACTTTTTCATTTTCATAACTCTCTACAATAGATTCGGCAATAGTCAAAGCTTTTTTAGAATTTCTTCTAAAACGATTTCTAACATAGCCTTCATTAATATAATAATATAGATTATCTATATCGCCGTTTAGAGATGGAAGATCAAACTTCTTTCCGGCTTGTACTATACTTTCATAACCAGTTCTTAAGTTTAAGTAGTCAAATATATTCATTGGCTTAATCCATAGTTTCCTGCTATTACCACTCTTTTTGCTCCGCTTTTATTTGGATAAACCCCGTGAGGTACTGCTCCTGGAAATAATATAAGTTTATCTTTTTCTGCAGGTATATTTAATATTGGTTCTTGTTGTTTAATATTATCAATTTCATTTTTAAATTTAGTTATTGTTTTAAAGAAACTAAGTGGAGGTGAACCTTTTTCTGCTTTTACAAAATAGACAAAAGACCAAATACATCTTGCATGATCATGAATAGCAGCATATTCATTTTCAGCATATGTTGCGCCCCATGCAGAATCTAAAACAAGCGGAAGATTGAACGTTTTTTTGACAACGATATTTAATTTATCTAAAAACTGCTGAAACCAGAAGTGTTCCATGATAAACTGCCAATCAGTCATATTACATTTTAAATTGCTAGCATGATTAACTTTATCACCTTCTTGTCTTATAAAGGTTTCACATCTTTTTAGATACGAGTCATCAAGCCCTAAAGTTCCCTCTAAGACCTGAAATTCTACTTCAATAGGTGTTGATTTATGTAATGTACTCATATAAATTTTTCCATGTTTTCATGAGTGGAAACTTATCATTAGCCATATTATGGCCATGTTCTATTAAAACACTTTCTAAACCGAGCCTATCGCCGAGTTCAGCATTTTCAACTTTGTCTTCTAGCCACAGAAGACCAGAGTCTCTGTAAGGTTCTAGTACTTCATCTTTATCTGCACCAGTATCACAAAAGATAAACTTTTCAAATGCTGTTTCACCGAATAGCTTTTTAGTATTTTGAATACGAAGAGCTTGAGCATTGTGATCAAGCGATAGAGAAGTAATCATATGAAAGACATATCCATGCTTGCGATGTAATAAGTCAACATAATACATAGCATCACGTAAAGGAGGAAGAAATCCAATAGCGGCTGATTCGTTAAAAAACTTAACTAACTCTTTCTTTTTATCATTAGTTAATCCGTAACGATCGCCCATGTCATAATGACCTGGACCGCTCGCAGTCATTTCATAACCATGAGCTTGCATCCACGTGTTGAATGCATATTCCCAATTCATTAAGACTCCGTCACAATCTGTGAGGATTACCTTGTTTAAATTGTCTATCATAATATTCTCCTTCATTATAGTCATATTCTACTACATCTGAAAAGGAATGTACACGTTTATTTTCAGTTTCTGCGCGTTTTATTTTAAAATCTTTCTCAAGCGAATGAGATTTATGCCTGCCTATTTTCTTATTTCTAGAATCAAAGCGACTATACTTAGCCATTAAAAACCTCCTTGGCCGAATTCTCTAGTGTTTTCAATTTCAATTGCAAAATCATTATGGCCGCCAATATATTTGCCGTGCCAAAATATTTGTGGTACAGTTTTAGCGCCTGGTACTTTCTGTGTAAATTCTTCCATGAAAGTCAAACCATTCTCTTTATCATCAAGAGCCTTATATACGTATTCTAAGTTATTATCATCACATAATACTTTAGCTCGTTCACAATATACACAATTAGCAGTTCCGTAAATTTCTATCATTAGTCTACCTCCAGCATCTCTTTTGTCATGATGTAATCTCTTACGAGTCCTGATCTTACAATGTCATCCCATCCAAATTGAATAATAGAAAAGTTTCTAAGTTGTTCTATTATTCTCATAAACTTAAATATTCCTTCTTTTTCATCATTAAATCTAAAATCAGTTTGTCTGTAATCACCACAAAATATTATTTTAGAATTTCGGCCGACTCTTGTTATAACAGAGTCAAGCTCATGAAAATTAAGGTTTTGCATTTCATCAACAATAATAATGGAATCGTCAAAAGTTGAACCTCGTATATAAGAGGTCGACTCGAACATTACTTGCTGAGAAGATATAAGTTTTCCCCAAGATCCTTTATCGTTAAAAAGTTCTGAACATATATTCTTATAAGGAATCATGTACATTTCTTTTTTTTCTTCTGCAGAACCTGGCAAAAACCCGATGTCACGAGTTGGTACTGCAGATCTTATTATTATAATCCTTCTGTAATCAGAGTCTGGCTCGAGCATTTCTTCTAGTGCCATAAACAGAGCTATAAAAGTTTTACCTGTACCTGCCGAACCCGTAAGAACGAGATTATTTTCTTCGTCCCACGCATCAAAAGCCAATTGTTGATTTGCAGTAATAGGATTATACTCAAGCAAATCATCAATTCTAACCGTCATAGAATTATTTTTTTTCATTAGCTGTTTATAGTATTATTTTTCGCTGAACTTGTTTTGACTCTACTTAAAACATCTTTAAATCCGTCTGGCACTTTACTATGTAAATTACCTACACCTCCTACAATTTTAGGAGCAGACATGACTTGTACTAATTCGGGCATTTCATCTAAAGTCATTTGCAATTCATCCCAGGTGCATATAGTATCCCACTGGTGATTCGTAATTGTATCTTTTAAAGTATATGTTGGCATAAATTTGTGTGATGACCAGCCCTAAAAAAGGACTGGCCAAAACCTCCTATTGCATTAAAACTTGTTTCTCAGTTATATGTTTGATTAAAAATTGTTTCTTCTTCATAAGTTTGCCTATTAAGCTATTATCTTGTTTTTCCTTCGATCTTAATTTTTCAATATAGATTTCTAGTTCACTCACATCTTGTCTTAGTCTCTCAAACTGAGCAGTCATGCAATTCTTCCTTTACTTAACAATTAACTTAGGAAACGCCTCCTGAACTAATTTTTTAGTAATACCGCCACCAAGGGTTTCTTTATCTTTCATTTTTAGTACAAGTTCGGCGTCAGCTGGGTGAATCGCTTCGAGCATATCAATAAACATTCGCTCGCGACGAATGCTAGGGAGCTTATCACCCTCAAGCCCCTTTACGAAAAACTTAATTTTTTGTATTTGTTTGTGCAAATTAGAAGGTACACTTTCCTCTTTAGCCGGTTCATACGGAGGTAGACCAGGAGGAAGAGAAAAGTTTACGATATCATCAAAAAAGCATCTTAATACATCGCCCAATGCCGGACAATTATTTTGCTGTAATGTCGCAATTTTATCTTTTTTAGATTTAGCGCTTTTTACTTTATTAATTATTTCAAATATATTTAATGATACTTTGTTCACCATTATATAAAATCCTTTATATCATCGATCAAGCGCCGGCAACGTTTTTCAACTAAAAATGGAAATACTTTGCTTTTGTTTGACCATCTATCTTGCTTATCATAACTATGTATAATATTTTCTTTTAGCACTTCAGGAGTTGACTCAAGATCGATAAGTTTTCTGTTACGTTGTATATTACGTAGTACTTCTTGACCTTGAGAAGTGGGATCTTGCATGAGTGCTTCGATAATAGGTTTACGTAGCGGTGTCTGTCGAGATCCATCTACAAAAACATTGTCACCGCTTAATACGTTAGGCACACCGTCAGATGTATCGCCTTTTAGTATAAGTTCTAATAGCTGTTTACGTGGATGCTCTTCTTTAATAAACTTCTTTGTCATAGGAGAAAACTGCGCAATGTTTTTATACTTCTGCAGTTGAGCAAAATCTTTATCTGCAGAAATAATCATTACTTCTTCATGCTTACCAAATTCTTGTGTATTCTGTGCGAGAACACCAATGATGTCATCGGCTTCACAGCCATCAACTTTGATAGTCTTATACGGAAAGTTTTCACCGAGTTCTTCCCATACTAGATTAATAATTCGAAAGATTTCTTGCCAATCTAGTTTTGAATCTTTACGATTCTTTTTACGTGCAGCTTTATACTGTGGAAATGCACCATAGCGCCAGTTGTTACCCGCATCACCTGCGATAACGACTTCACCGTATTTTTCTTTAAACTTAGAACGATACATACGAATAGAATTAAGAATCATGTGGCGAACCATGTCCTCTTGTATATCTAGTTTTTGGGTTACGATATTGCTGATTGCAATGGCGCTGTAGTCAATAAGAATCATAATAATCTCCTGATGTATAAGTCTATTCTAACACATCATCATCTGAATGTACACTTAAAATGTGCTTTCTATGAATTTTTCCTCCAATAAAAGCATTGTAGTATTCTTTTGGTTTTAGTAGTACATCATACATAAATTGATATTTCATTTCGTAATAAGAGCATTGGCCTTTAGTCTTACATAGTTTTAATATTTCACGGTGATAATTATCTTC